TCCCACTAGCATTCACGATTTGACTATCAAAAACAGAACCATCTCCAAGGATATCTACTGTTTCTGCCTGTAAATGGGTTAATGCTCCTGAAGAAAAATCAACAGCACTTTCCGCAACAACATGACCATCAAGATATTTAGAGTCAGATATAGACTCAGTAGACATCCAATCTTCCATCATCTCTACTGTTTCTATAATACGTTCTGCATAGGACCATGAATTCGTTCCTGAGCCTGCACTAGAATAAGCAACTGCTGAACCTGTAGATGTTGTGGAAACAGTGAAAGTATTATCATCAACTTTAGTCACATAATAAGTGGTTGATGCCACAAGATTTCCTGGCAATGCACCACCAGCATTAGAAACTTCTATTTGTTCACCTGTTAAAAGCCCATGCCCTGAATCAGTGAATAATAAAGATCCAGAAGAATCACTTCCTGTAAAAGTATTAAGTGCAGTATCAGCAACAGAAACAGTCCTACGTACTAATACCCAGAGTTGATCTCTGGAACTGGAAGGAATTGTACACATATCCAAAACAACAGCATGGTCCTTATCTGTAGTCATATGACCTGTAGGATCACCTTCTCTTGTACTTGAGTAGTTGTAATTTCCTCCTAATTCATGCGTATGCCATGCAATAATCTCTAATTGAGGAATATATGTTAATCCCACTATTGTTCCATCACCCATTCTAAACCAACTGACAAAATTAGGGATATCAGTTTCAATCACCTGTTTTGCTGATTGGTTCAATATATCTGTTGCTCTAGATGTGATATCAGCAGATTTAGCACCAGTAGCAGAATCCCCAAAAGTTATAACTCTTACCTTCTTACCAGTTCCTTGGATATAAAGGGCATTACTATCATAAGGAACAGCATTAGCCCCTGTTTGTGCAGGCTGTGTACCTTCCCTTTTAATCGTAAAATTGAAAGGAGTGATTGTGAGATCCTGTTCTGATCCATAAACTGCATATACTCCACCTGTTGAGCCAGCAAGTAACTTCTCTTGAGATACAAGCCATTGAATCTCATCAATTGTTCCTGAATCAAAGGTAAAGGTCATTCCATTAGATGGAACAATCTGATCTCCTACAATCTGAGAACCTGTTGCAGTAGCACCTGTTGAAGTACCTTCTTGTTCTGATGGAGAAAAGCGTTCAAAAGAACCTGTTTCAGAAAACCAAACTGTTTGTGGAGCTTTAGAATTCCTGGCAAAGACCATACGTTGCTGGAATATGCCCACATGATGAGGATAATTACCTGTATACCATGCTCCTAGTTTCCATGTTGTTAAAGCATTTGAATCTGATACAGGACAATCCTGCTTGAGTGTTAAAGTAACTCTAGTTGCACTTGTGTAAGTAGTTATTTCTCCATAAACCCAATAAATCGTATCTCTTTTAAAAGGACTGAAACGCATCAACCGACCAACATCATCAGAAGAAAAGAGATCAGCACTAGAATCTATCTGTAAAGTTGAACCTTTAGGGTAATATTGGGCATAGATTTTAGGTTTATTAGCAACATCAAATACTTCTGGAGTTAAATCTGTAGCATCAGCCAATTTAAACGTATTAGCCGTTGCATTGACCACATAATAATCACCATTTACAGGGTCAGTTCCACCTGACGCATCAGTAAGTGTAATAAACATCCCATCATTCAAGCCATGATTCTTTAACTGTAAATATGAAACATTGGCATCTGTATTTGCTACTCCAGTAGCACCTCCAGCAGTTGTATCGTACCAAGCATTATCTATCTTTGCCTGAACTGTTGAACTATTTGGAGCCAAGAATTTTTTATTTATAAATCCAGTACCATCGCTTGTTGCAGTATGTGTATCACTAGGACTACTTATATCAATAGTTACATCCTCATTGCCATTACGTTCATCTTCCTGTTGTTCTAGATAAGGGCCATCTTTAATAACAAATGGTTCTAAAACCCATCTATATCCTGTAGTAACAGTTCCACCATCTTTAGTTCTAAAACTGCCAGCAGTATCACTAGAATTAGAATATCTAGACATCTTATAGGGTTTAACATCTGGAGAAACGAGAAAGATGATATCGGCAGACTGTACAAACTGTAGATTCTTTAATTTAGTAGCACTATTAAAAGGACTTCCTGTCAATCGGAGATGGTCCTGATCTGTTCCTTTATTTGTTTCTCCTGATAAAACAGCTCCATCTTTATAAAATTTGACATAACCTAAATCGAAACTAACTCCAGAACCAGGAGAAGCTCCATATGCTACAACAGCACCAACTGTTTCTACTGACATAGATGCAGATACCCTGAAAGTAGTCGTACTTGGAACAGATCTAACATAATAATCCGTATTTGCTGATATGTTACTTGGTAAAGTGCTTGACGTACTAAAATTTACAATATCACCAACAATCAACCCATGTATTGATGTGGTAGTAAACTTTATTCCAGAATCACTAGATGCTGTAACAGTCATAGACCTATGGCCAAACTCTAGAACGTAATTACTTGCACTTTCATGTCCGAACACAAAAGGAACTAAACGGACAGTATTGCCTTCATAACCTAATGTGAGAGCATTAGAGTCAGTTCTAGCTACGAATTTTGTTCCTGGTCTACGTGTAAGACTGCCTGTAGGTCGAACAATTAAGTTCTTTAATAAGGCAGATGAGGAGAAATAGAGTTCATCAGATGCATAGCCATGCCTTTGCTCTGCTATCTGACCACCAAACCAATTTGTTTGAGTTGAAGTTGCACGAGTCATTATTAAGTAACACCGCTTGCCGTATCTGCTGAAAATGGTTTGAAATACCCAGATGCACTTCTTGTTCTAGCATTGATCCATTCATTTGATTCAATTTTTTGAGCAGTACCTTCTTGTCCGTTGATACTTCTGGCTTCTGATAGAGTCCCTTGATACTTAGCCATCATCATATCTCTAAGTTGAGATTGACCTGTAAGATCCATTGCAATTTCACCTGCCAATGCCATCCCAATAGCCTGTATTAATATAGAATCAAAATGATTGAGGAGTTGTACTGCTTCCCTATTATCATGATTATTACTTCCTATATACTTCTTAACATAAATTATATTTGCAGTAGAAGCACTTGTTACTAAGGCAAGACGGTCTTCATTCTCATCTATAGCAACTAATTCAACTTGCCAAGGATAATCATAATTTGACTCTTCAAAAAGGCTTAAAACCCTTAAAGAATCTGCTGGAAGTGTATAGGCATAATCAAAACTAAACTTAGGAGTCACGCTTAACCTAGTCAACGTAGCTCTTTTAGTAACACAATTCCAAGGATGCGCCCTCAAAACCTGATTTACAACATCAGTAAACCGAGTCTTGGTAGCAAAAGCTTGTGCTGTGTTATCTGAGAAATCACTAATCGTTTTGTCGCCTAAATTGTTTAAAGCAATATTGGCGATAGAAACAGCATCAGTCATAGGGGCCTTGTGGGGGCCGAAGCCCCCTTACTGGTCAGTCTATTGTATAGAAAATAGCAGACTTGATTGTGCCAGTAGCATGGGCCGCATCAATATCTACAATGATGTCAGTTCCATTCTTATCAACACATTCAAAACCTGTATTGTCAATACTTGTTGCAGTCTGTGGACCCCAACTAGAATGAATTGCTTTTTTAGCAGTATTCATTGCTGTAGCCGCTATAAAAGCAACTAAGTCAAGTGAAACTGCCGCTTCAGTATCACTGTTAGTATGAGCCGCATATCCAGCACTCAAGGTGACACTTGAACCAAGAGCATCAGCTTGAAGCATGACATTCCAGATTCTTACACCTTTAGGGAATGAGCCAATAACAACAACTGTACCATTAGCACCTGTATTGTCAGTGGCAGTATTCCCATCTGCTTCATATGTGTCATACATAACACGCATTCGTCCACCTTGTTCCGCAACATTAGTCATTGTCCTCGGATTCGTGATGGATGCGATTTGCTTACGCTTATTTACTCCGTAAGTTGTAGCCATATTAGATCTCCTTTCTTAATTATTGAAGGCAGGAAATCTGCACGACACGCTTTTCTTCCAAGCGAGTTGCACCAATAGTCATCCTGTAATAGATGTACTGGCTAAACCGCTTGTCGGGTCGTTCAGAAATTCTAGCTACGATGTCTTCCCAAATACAAAGG